CAAGATGTGCTAAATGCAAATGCTTCCTAGATGCAAAGACATCATTAACAAAAGAGTTTTTTGGTAAGTGTCCAGAAAATAAATGGTAAAACTCTACATATGAATTTCAAAGAAATCGCTGCTAATTACAGCAAGAACAAAAGAAGTATGATGACTGATGCGGTTATTAAGAACAAAAATCATCAAAGAAACTTCCCAACCTATCAAGCAACTTCATTAAACTTAATGTTCGCTGAGTGGCATTTATTGTTTCCTGCCAACAAGCAAAGTATTAATTGCACTTCTTGTAGAGGAGCAGTTTGTAAGTTTTGGGAGATGATGGTAGATGAGTGGATTGAAATAGAGCAAACACCTAAAAAGAAAAATGTCCCTAAAAAAAATAAGACAAAATAAAGTAGATGTAGTCTTTGACTTCATTGAAATTGCAGGTATTGAGTTAGAAAAGAGATTTGGAGAGAGTCCAACCTGTAAGGATATTATAAGACATCTTGCTGAGAAAGGATTAATTGAACCTAAGAGAATTAGGAACTATATGATTATTGCTGACTTTGATAGGATGCTAGTAGGGAATGAAGGGAGTAGAACTAACACTTGGATGGACTTATCCATTAAGTATGATATAAGTGAGAGTATGGCTCAGAATGTAGTTTACAAAGAACGACACAAGGCTAAACCATCTAGCAATATCACATACTAAAAGTTTTGTAGGGAAATTGGGTAAGTTTAAAATGACTTACTTGTATTTTTGCACCTATGAACGAGAAATGGTATAACATTCAAAACAAAGCAGGTGAAACTGCTGATATATATATCTTTGATGAAATAGGTACTTATGGAGTAACTGCACAAGACTTTATCTCAGAAATCAAAGGACTAAAAGATATGCCAATCAACTTACGCATCAATTCGCTTGGAGGAGATGTGTTTGATGGTATGGCTATGTATAATGTAATCAAAAGAAGAGAAGCTAAGACTACAGTCTATATAGAGGGTATAGCAGCAAGTATCGCTACTATCATTGCTTTAGGTGCAGATGAGGTGGTAATGGCTGAGAACTCTTTATTTATGATTCATAACGCTTGGGGAGGAACTTCAGGAGAGGCTAAGGATATGCGTAAGACTGCAGAAACTCTTGATAAGATTACAAGTGAATTAACAGACATTTATGTAAAGAAAACAGGATTATCGTATGATGCTCTTGCTGAGATGATGGATGAGGAGAGTTGGTTAAATGCTCAAGAGGCTTTTGACTTAGGATTCATTGATACTATCTCTGATTCTATTAAAGTGGCTGCAAAGTATGATGTTTCTAAGTTTAAGAACATCACACAGGAAGAAATTAAGAATAAATTAAGTATTAATATAAATAACAAAAAAATGACTAACGAGTTAAAAGAATGGTTCAATAGCAAGGTTGAAGAAATTGTTACTTCTGTAAAAGGAGAAGTAAAAGTTTCTGCAGATGTTGCTGAACAGACTGCGATAACTGTGAACTTAGGAGATAACGAAGAAATTACAAATAAGATTTCTGAATTTGAAGCTAAGAACATTGAATTATCAAACAAGATTTCTTTACTAGAGGGTGAATTAGTTTCTGAAAAAGGAAACAATGAAACTTTAACAGTAGAGGTTGAGGGTTTGAACGCAAAAATCAACAAAGCAGATGCTAAAGGTACAGAATTAGAAACTTCAAGCGACCCTGCAGTAGTAGAAAACAAAGTAGTAGATGCAAACGCAGGTTTTTACAACCTAATGGCATCTAAAATCAGAACAAAATTTAATAATTAAAAAATAAAATAAAATGGCAGATGTAGCAAAAGACGCAATCACAGCAACTTACGGAGGCGCACAATTAAACGAAATCTTCTACGAACCAGTATTTAGAAGTGATGATATAATGCGTAACTATAGAGTAATTCCTAATGTTAAGCATGTAATGAATGTATATACAGCAGCAGCTTTAACTAAAATCGTAGAGGTTTATTCAACTTGTTCAACTGCAAGTGGTGCTAACCAATTTGATATTTCTGATAAAGTAATTACTGCAGGTAGATGTAGAGTTGCTTTAGAGCAATGTACTGATGAGTTTTTCGGAACTTTCATTGAAGAGTCTTATAGAAGTGGAGCAGATGTAATGAATATTGAAGGTACTCAGTTAGCTGATGCAATCGTAAACAGAGCAGTAAAAGGTATCGCTTCAGATGTAGTAAGATTAGCATGGGGTGGTGATGTAGCAGGTGCAGTAGCAGGATATGCAGTATTTAATGGTTGGATGGAATTAATGAAAGCAGAGCCTGTTTTGACTTTCAATTCTGCAACACCAGCTGACCCAATAGCATCTGATGCACTAAGTTTAATAATGAATGTTTATGATGGCGCACCAGCAGCACTACAGCAAGTAGCACCAGCAGATAAGAAAATGTTTGTAACTCCTAAGTTATACAACGCTTACTTACAAAACATTGAAGGTAACGGAGCTGACTTAGCAATCGTTAATATGGTAGATGCTTCACCTAGAGTTTCTTTTAGAGGTGTTGAATTAGTAGCAATGTATGAGTGGGACACTATCTTAGCAGATACTAATCCAGACTTATTTATAAATGGAGGGAATAACTTTAATCAAGGTGTATGTTATACTGCAGTTGAGAACTTAATTATTGGTTCTGATGTAACTGACCCAGAAGGAAGTTTCAAAGTATTTTATGATGATTTGGAAGAAAAAATGTTCTTCAGAGGTTACTTCAAGTTAGGTGTACAGTACTTGTACTCTTCTCTTGTTCAGTGGGGAATAGCAATATAACAATAATGTAATAATAGAGAGTGTGTAAAAGCACTCTCTTAATTACTTTTAATAAATCAAAAAAATAAAATAAAATGGCAATAGATACAGGTTTAGCAATTGATTGCGCTGATTTACAATCAACTGGAGGTATAACACAAATTTTACTAAGAAGTTGGACACCAACTGATGCAATAGTTTATGGTGCTACAGGTACGCACACTATCGCAAGTATTCTTAAAGTAGCTGCAGCAGCAGATTGGTTTGTGTATGAGTTTAAAAATGAAACACCAGCATTAACAATTAATGGAACAAAAGAGAATGGTTCAACTGCATTTGAATGTGGATTATCTTTTATGTTACCAAGATTAGAGTTAGCAAAGAATAATGCATTACAGTCTATGCTTAATGAGTGTATGATGGGAATGGCTTTAGATACTAATGGAAAATGGTGGGTTTTAGGTGTTTCTGAGAAGTATGCAAATGAAGATGTAGCAAGCAGAAGTCAGACTTTCTTAAATATGGCTACTATAGAAGGTGGTACTGGTGCAGCTTATTCTGATGAAAGTGGAGTTACTGTTAGCTTAATGGCAAGACAGTTTGAATTACCAAGAGAGTATGTAGGGGCTGTTACTGTTGATACAGCAGCTTTAACTGCAACTACAGCAGCATAATTAAAGATATATTTTTAGGTTGGACTTGTTTCGTAAAAAGTTTATAACCTTTTCCTATTAATATCTTTCTAATAATATGTGTAATTGTGGTCAAAAGGTTGTAAATTACACACACTTAAATATATATACACTTATGGCAAAATATAAGGCAGTAAAATCATCAGGTACTTTGTATAAAGGTGATATTAAAATTAAATGGGCTACAGCAACTCAAGAGGAGTTAGCTTATGCTTATGAAGATTTAGGATTGACTAAATTAGTAGAAAAATTATCAACTATAAAAACTGAAGATGAGCCAAAAAAAGAAAGTAAGAGGGACAGCAAAAACAAATCTTCAGACTCAAAAGAGTAGTACCTTTGAATTTGGAGTTTTTAATTTATCAGTACCTGAAAATATTGAAGAACCTCAAGACATCTCTAAGATTAGGACTAAGTTTATACCATTTGGGACTAATAACTTATTTCCTCAGTATTTAGCAGAGTTAGGAAGAAAGAGTAGTACACATAGAAGTGTATTAGCTCAAAAGACTATATTTACAAGTGGTGCTAAATTCGTTAGTAATAACGAAGATATTTCAGAATACATAAAAGATGTTAATGCTGATGGAGAGTCATTAAGAATGATTTTCAAGAAATTAGCATCAGATTACTATACATTTGGAAATTGCTATTTAGAAGGGGTTTTATATGATGGTGGAATGAATCTATATCATATAGATGCAACCACTGTTAGAATGTCTAAGAATAAGAAAGAAGCGTATGTACACCCTGATTGGGCTAAGTACAATACAACCAAAGATGATTTGAATATAATTCCTATCTACCCTGAAGTTAGAGATAATAGATTTATACTTCAATTTAAAGATTACGAGCCTACATTCTCATTTTACGGATTACCAGACTATGTTGCTGCATTAGAGCATATCGCTGTTGATTATGAGATTGGAAAGTGGAATCACACAAAATTTAAAAATGGTTTTCAGCCATCTGCTATTGTTGAGATTAGTGGAGATATGGGAGAAGAAGAAGCAAAGAAGCTAGTAGACCAAGCACAAAAGAAATTTGTTGGAGCAGGAAATAATGGTAAGATATTATTTTTAGTAAAAAATGGAGATACTTCTCCTGCTAATGTTTCTATCATAAAAGATGACCAAGAAGGTAGCTGGATAGACTTACAGAGAATAACTGACCAAAATATTGTTACTGCTCATAGATGGCAGCCATCACTAAGTGGTTTAGTATCAAGTGGTAAGATGAATAATACAGGTAGTGAGATTAGAATTGCTTATGACTTAGCAATGACTACTGTAATTAAAGATACTTCTGATTTACTATTAGATGGTATCAAGAATGTAATGTACAGAGAGTTAGGGTTTTTACCTGAAGATTTAATTATTCACTATGAGCCACCAATTAGTTTTGCTACTCAGATTGACCCATCTAAAGTTCTTACAATTAACGAGCAAAGAAGATTGTTAGATGAGGATTTACCAATGCTTAATGAGGGTGATATGTTCTTAACTGATAGAGAACAGATTATTGTAACCAGAGATGATGATGCTGATGGAGTTGGAGATGATGATGCTGGGGACTTGACAGTAACTGAGAAAACTAATACAGAAGACTAATTACTATGGCAAACACAAATCAATATAAAACACTAGCAACAGCAGGAGAGGTTATAAGCAATAGTTTTACTAATGCTAACACTGACCCTGCTTTAATATCTACTAACACAATATTGCTTTCTGAATTAGCACATTTAAAGACTGCTATTGGTAAAAAGTTTTATGAAGAATTAAAGACACAGAACAATGTAGGTGATTATCCCACTGTAGGTGGTCTTACTCAAGCAAATCAAACTTTGATGGATGATTTCTTAATTAGAACTCTATGTTGGTTTGCAAGATTTGAGGTTATTAATGAGGTTCAAAGTAATAGTAGTAGTATGGGAATTGTTCATAATCTTGATGAGTTTTCTACTGTTATTGACCCTTCTGAATTAAACGCTTATAAGCAAGATACATATAGAAAAGCTGAGATATACTTACAGGATATGTTAAGTTTTTTAAATGATAGTGATAATAGTGCTGATTACCCTACATACACTGCCAATGCACCTTGTAATGTAAGTACATATAAGAATCATGGAATTATAATGTATGATAGTATATATACAAGACCTAGAAGAAATTATAATAGTTGGAAGGATTTTTGTCCAGAATGTTAAAAAATATATAAATTAATGGCTGCAAACGAACATAAGAACTTAACTGATATTAATAGGCATAATCCTAAAGGATTTGAAAATGCTAATAATGATACTGTACTAAGCAAGAACTTTGGTACAGGAGTTGGGAATACTGATGGTAACTTAGTTTGGCAAGGTAAATCTCTTATGGGTGTTACTAACTATAAGATGCAGGGATATGCTACTGGAATAGCAAACTATAAATATGGAGAGGATATAGCAGACACTAAATCTCCTTTTGAGATGGCAGTTGATTATGGTAGTAGTGCTGTTGCTTCAGGAAGTTTAGTTCCTACAAATTTATTTAGAATTGGTCAAGGATGTGTTATTCCTGAAATTGCTAATGTTGTTAGTATTAGTGGATGGATTACATCTAATAACGAAACTGTTATTACTATTGCTATATGTAAAGTAACTCCAGTAGCAGATAACTCATCTAATGTTGTTCCTGTAGTAATTGATGAGATAGCGGTAACTGGTCTTGGTA